CGGGATCTCATGGCAAAGATTAGACCTGTAGGACCAGACATAGGCTGGACACCACAAACGTCATATGCCATTAGGTTAGGCATAGCACGACGGACTAGGCTGATTAGAACTGGATCGAAACCAGCAAGACCAGCAGTGTTAGCTGAAGCAAGGGCGGAACCACCAGGAGCGATGGTGCCAGCGCCTAGTGAGTTGACGGCAACTTCGTTAAGCATACCGCGCTCTTCACGAAGAGCTCTTTCTTGGTTTTCCAGGAGGACAGAGGTTACCGCTCTCTTATAGCGATCCTGGATAGCAGGAGCTTCGCCATGGTTAAGAACAGGGGACCACTTTTCCTGGAGATGTTCTGCGTTAAACATTGTTATCTCCGATGTTTGTTGGGGAATGTGGATAATAATTATTTAGTGAATCACTGATTCCAGCGAGCCATCGCTTGGAGGTACATCGCCATTGCTGGTGTGACTTCCTCGGATTCTACTGGAGTTTCGTCAGCAACTACCTTAGGAGCACCTTCTCTAGGGAAGTATGACTCTTTGATAGTGGTGAGTTTCTTCGAGAATTCCTCCTCGGAAGTAAACTCAACGCCCTCAGCGAGGGATGCTAGTTTGTCTTTCTGAGTATCTACTAGACCCTCGGAAATTTCTTTCACGATAATTGCCTTAGCAGATTCGTTGAGACGATTTTGAAGTTCAATATTGCGCTTAACCTGTTCGTTGAGGCGCTCTTCCATCTTACAAAGATCTTCACTCATACCTTCGACAACATCAACTTTGTCGTCGGGAATGTTAATGTAGTGTTCTTCAAAGAGATTCTTCAGACCAGCAATAAAGTCTTCGGTAATCTCATTTCTGATACCACGATCAACAGCAACTTGATTTTCCTCAAGCCACTTGTTGACAGCGTAATTGACGGTGCCGCTAACTTCTTCAGCAAGTTCTTTCTTAACAGCTTCAACTTGCTCTTCTAGTTGTGCCTTGTAGTGCTCTTCGAGTTTAGTCCACTCTTCAGACAACTTAGACTTAACAGCAGCTTCAAAAATTGTTTTTGCTTTTTCAGCAAACTCTTCTGATAGTTCGGTGCCCTCGGTTAGAGCAGCGACATCACTAGATACGTCGAGGTCTTCAAATTTTGGTTTGATAGGATAAGTTACGCTACCACCTTCTTTAGTTCCGTAGGCAATATCGCTACCGAACTTAGGAGCAGTACCATTAGGAAGGTCGGTGTTGGAACCACCACGGTTTGGTTCGCCAGAAATACCACCAGAAATAGGAGCAGCAGCCTTAGCGCCAGGGTTCTCATCACCATCCTCATCATGCTCGTGAGGAGTAGTGGTTACACTGTTAACTTCGGTTGGAGCTGATTGACCGATAGCAATTCCTGGTTGAAGGGGAGCGGCATGACCCGTAGCACCTTCGCCAGCAGAAGCTTTGGCGTTAACAGCAGTGTGTGATTGACCTGAAGCAGCGGCGTCACCAGGGAGAACAGCAGCAGTTACTGTTGGCATTGGATCTCCAGCCTCAGAAAGAACAGCAGCGTGCTCACTAGCAAACTCCTCAAACTTTTCGTTTAGCATATCTGACATTTGAGTTTTCCTCGTGAATTCTAATGATTATTCTAAAGTTATTTAGTAATTTATAGATTTGAAAGGAAATGCTCAAATACTTTGAGCGTTCTCTCTTCCATATCTCTACGGGTTGATTCCGAAATGTATTTCTTCATGTCGGAAATCTGGCACTCTTTAAGAATGCCGTTGTCCCATACCCACTCCTTACCTTCCATGATGCCATTAACAAAAGCATCTGGAGCTGAAGGATCTGCTACAATATCAGCAGCAGTGGCGAGCATGAAATCGTCACGTACATATTTAACGCCGTTTTGTTCTTCTAGAGAACCCATGCCTCTAGATGATACGCCGAGTTGTACACCTTCATCTAAAAGACTCTTGGCAATATTGCCCATTGGTGTGTCAAGGATTCTTGCTTTACCAATGAAGTTATTACCTTCCGCTTTTAAAGAAACAATTCTATGTGATACACGATCTAGGTTTACTGTGGGACCATCTGGATGACCCAGTTCACCGAGAGCACGACCCTTACTTACATACTCCTCATTGTATCTGTCCACTTCTTTCTGTAGAACAGAAAGTGGGTAGATTCTTCCGTTACGATTTTTAATTTCGGATTGTAAGAATACACCTTCGATATAAAGGTTCTTCTTTCCGTTATTATCTTCCGTTAGAATCTTGATAGATTCAATAGTTTCTGTAATTAGTTTCATTGTTCTTCCGTGGGTTCTCCCGTTGGTTCATCGAAGTATGTTGAAGCAACAGTCTTTTTATATGTATCAATTGTTTCTGATGCTTTAGCAAAAAGAATGTCATCAATTTTATCTAAAGCATCCGCTCTTTTCTTGTCAGCAATTAAGTTGACAATATCTAAAACTTGAGCGTCAAGCGATTGGTCATCCATAATTTAAATTCAGGTTATAAACTATTTATTAGAATTAGAACTTGGTGGTTTTGGCATCCGCTTTGCTTTGTCAACTTCACGGTCTACATTGTCATCAGCAGCAGATGCTTC